CAATGCCTTCCATCACAAACATTGCACACGGAAGTGCTATGCCGTTGCCCCACATCTTATATTTGGCTGAGTCGCTCTCCGGGTCTTTCAGCCATTTGCAGATCTGGTTGTCTGTCTTTTCCTTTTTGCTCTCGCCCATGGCTTCTATCTGCGTTCGGAACACCTCTCGCCAGTGATCGATATCTTCCTGTGTTGGTTCTGGTATCCCCAGTTCCTCTGCCCAGTTATCTGGGAATCCTTGCAGTCTGCAGCATTCCAATGGAGTGAGCCTGCGGACGATGTATTCTGTTGCCACGAGCATATCGCTGAATGCGTCCTGTCCTGTATAACTTCCGGGATGCGAGTTTGCCATGAGCGGTCCACTCACTTTCTGGTATGTTCCTACGCTACCCATATTCTCCGTCATCGTTGCTACGCTCCTCTCCATCTGCATCTTGTGGCATACCCCCCCCCCGGTCCTCTTGCGACCAGAGTTTGTGCTGTTTCTTCCTGCACGCTGATATCGTACTGTGCATTCATTCCCTGGTTGAATGCTGCACGGTCTATTGCGTATGCCACTGCGTGCCTGTCTGCGGCCGTGAGCGTGTTTGCGGGTGCTCCCGGTTCTCCGATGCCAAGTCCATTTGCAGAGCCGTCATTGTTTCTGGTGCTCCCACCACCTTTGTATCTGGTCGCCTTATCTGCTATCGGAATAGCGACTCCAACTGTCGCTTGTCCGGTCTTTGGATTGCCCTGTGTAAGGCATGGAGTTTTTCCTTCGAATACAGTCGGGTCTTGTGTGATATGAAGTGCCATTGGCTCGATGATTGTTCCAACCGAACTCCCATGACCGCTTCCATGGAGCGTCTCCGATTTATCGTTTCCCAGTGAGAGGTTTCTCTGATCCACTGCTCTAACCTCATTCATTATCATTGGCACATTGCCCCCCCCTGTTCCCATTCGACTGGTCAGCGTTGGTACATTGCCGTCCTCAGCTATCGTCACTCTGCTGTCCTGTGGGTGGTTTTCCAATACAATGGGTACATTGTTACCGCCGGTCCCCATCTTTGTTGTGAGCGTAGGTGATACCTCGCTCTTATCAGCTACCCTGCGTCTGTCGCTGATGTCATAGCACTCGACATCATCTGTGCCTGCCTTATGAGTGCCAGTCTTAATATCTCCGGCAGTTCTTTGCCACGCTTCTCGGCTCTCCGTAAAATTCCCAGACAAGCCTTCTCGCTCAAATAATATTTTTGGTGCGGTGTTTCCTCCAAAATCTGCGACAAGGTAGATACGCTTTCTTCTTTGGGGCACTCCCCAGTATTGGGCATCAAGCACTCGCCAAGCGATGGAGAAATGGTCGCCCATGATGCATCCGGCTGTCTGCCATTTTCCCTTCTGAGAGAGAGGTACATTGGATTCTTCGTCTGTGATGCTGACGATTTCTTGGAGGACTGCCTGGAAGTCTTTGCCCTTGTTGCTACTGAATGCTCCGGGCACGTTCTCCCAGACCATGTATCTCGGTCTGATCTGCGTTCCTGTTCTGCCTGCCGCTCTGTCACTTTCTCTCATCTCCTTTATGATCCGTATCTGCTCACGGAACAGATTGCTTCGTGAGCCGTCCAGACCCTCACGCTTTCCGGCTATGCTCATGTCTTGGCATGGAGAGCCGCCTGCGATGATGGTCACTGGTTCTAAGTCTGCGCCGTTTAATTTATTGATGTCTCCGAAGTGTTTCATCTCCGGGAAGTTCTTTGTTGTTACCAGTATCGGGAATGGTTCTATCTCGCTTGCCCATATCGGTCTGATTCCGAATATCGATCCTGCCAGTTCAAAGCCACCGCTCCCAGAGAACAAAGACCCCATTGTTATTTCCTGCTTCATCTGCTCCACCCCAGTTTCTTTCCGCACCAGTGGCAGTGCGTATGATTTCGGGAGGTTCTCTTTCCGCAGGCAGGGCAGCAGTAAAAGTCCATACCTCTCTTGATTACTGGTGCTTCTGTCTCGTATTTTTCGACCATCCGCTTATGCTCATCTGCCATGCTCTGGTAGTCGTACACGATGTCCATCGCCTGTGTGAGTGCCTCCTCTATTCTTTCTGCCATCTCCGCATCTTTCGGATCTCCCTCAGTTATCTTCTGTGAGTATTCCGCCTGTGCGTTCTTAAGAAGTGGGATAATCTCCGTTTCCTTGATATGTATCACTTCTCCGCCTCCTTTGGTTTTGGTGGGTCTACCAGTCCGAATGTCATGAGTGCCATGTTATATCCTCGCACCTGGTGCGTGAATGGCGACACCTTGACTGGCGGTGGGATGAGCGGCTCTGGCTTCGGGTTCATGCGTTCCCGGTCGACTGCTGCCATTACTTCATTCAGCTTCTTTCGCTCTGCTTCGATGGACGGTGGCAAGTTTACCAGTCCTGCCAGTCTGTTCAGTAGCTCGATGTCAGCCGGCCCGCTTAGTGTCTGCGTCTGCCTGCTCCACTTCATCTTTCCCCAACTCTTTATGATTGTGAACTGGACATTGTCTGCTTCTCTTATGAGTATCTGTCCGTCCTTCATTGCCATTTTCATTGTTGGTTACTTCCTTCCTGTTAGTCCGTGTTTTCTTCGTATTCGTCTCTGGATATAACTCTTACCTTTTCAACCGGAACATGGCAGAACTGCGCCATGCCTTTTTTCTGGCTCTCTGCGTATTTCGTGAAATCAGCCTTCTGTAATCCGCTGAGTGAAATATCCACAATCGTTGCTGCATATCCGACTGTGCCTTCTCCGCCATATATCTCTGCGTCCTTTACCTCGAAGTAAATTCCGAGCGACATTGTTATGTTATCCATGCTTGCTTCCCCTTCCTGCGACCGTTTATCTACTTTTCCGTGTAGAATGTGTGGTTGCCGTGTGTGAATAATTTTTTCAGTGTGGTGTTGTGCCATGTAGCTTCGTCCGTGGTTCTCTCGAAGTATGTCGCTCCCTGGCTCTCATCCCAGTGTTCTGCCTGCACCATTTCCAGTGCCCGGTAGCAGTCTGCGTCCGGCTCTACCCTGTCGTATCTGCCGTTTCCGTATGCTGTGAACTGGGTGTCCTCTGTGATCACTCCCTCGATGGTATCTGGGAACTCATCGCTCCATACTCGGTTCAGCACTACCAGTATGACCAGTGCCTTACCCTCGGCGTCCTCGCCCTCTGCTTCTGCCATGGCGATTTTCGCTAATCTGTAGGAGTCATCTGCATCCCAGTCCAGACTGCCGATTGCTGCGGTCGTTGTCGGTACTGGTGTCTCAGTGCTCTGGAGGATTGCGTTGTAGTAGGATTGTTCCTCTGCCTGCTCTGCCGCCCTGTATGCGTCACGCTCTTTGCACATCTGCTCATATTCTTCCTGCGTCAGCCATGTGTCCGAGCCTTCCACCTGTACCATACCTATGTGGTTTTCCTCTATGTACTCGCTCCAGTCCGGCATCGGTTCGTTTGCCCATGCGATAAACAATCCGACAAACATTCCCGCTTCCACTAATACCGCTACTGCATCCCCTGCTATGCGCTTCAGCTTTCTTTTCAGAATTCGCTTCTGTCTCCTACTGAGTTTCAAATCGTCATGCACCTCCTGCTTACTTCTCGACTGCTTCCAGTCTCTTTTCCTTCCTGTTGTAGAGGATCATCTCTTTCTCATCCTCTGAATGGAGCATATAGTCATCTGGGTTCATCCCCTTCTTGACCAGTATTTCTTTCTGATTCCTTGTCAGTTTCTTTGGTTGTTTCATATGCTCTCTCCTTTATACTTACTTGACTTTTACCAGTACCTCATTATGCTCTCTAGGCTTCTTGGGTCTGGCATGGAACAGGTTCTCCAAGGCTTTGAAGAGTAACTGTTCCGTTCATGCTCCCTGAGTATCCTTTGGGGTAGCTGTACTAGTCGCCTGCAGTGCGGTCTTTTTCATTCCCCGCTACCGAGTGTTAAATCGCACCCACGCATCCATGCTCTCGGTATTCTCTCTCTGCGTGTTTCTCATCTGCCTCCGAACCGTTGTTGTTTTACTTGGGTCTGCGTTCCCTACCCCAATTACGACAGCCATTCATGCAGGCTCATGTCCTGCTGCCGGAGCGATTTACTGCGGCGGCTCGCTCCTACCTATCGTTTTTTATCCTGGTCGATGCTTGCCAGTGTGTTTCTTCGGTATTCAGTTTTTAGGTATGATGCATACGCATCGTTCTGTTTTCTTGGTATCCGTTGCCTGCACCGGGCAGGTGTAGTTGATCTTGCCATTGTCAGTGCTGCTTCGGAGCATTCCGCTTTCGTACAGGTGCTTCCTTGCGTATCTGGCACTCACTCCCTTTGTGCTGCAGAAGTGATTAAACTCTGGAACTCTGATGCGGTATTCTCCGTCCTCCAGTTCCTTACCCTTGGTCAGTTCTGCTACAAAGGCATCTGTGTCAATCAGTGCGGCCTGCTTGTCCAGTGCTCTCCATTCTGCCAGTTCATCAAGTCCGTTGATGTCAACCTGTGCCTTGCTGAACACATCCAGTATCATGGGGATTCTTTCATCCGGGGCCGCTGCCAGTATCTTTGCTATCTGTATGGCGGTCTTGATATCCAGTTCTTCCATTCCACTTGCTCCTCTCTGTTAGATGGAATGCTGTGCGACCTCTGCCTTGTACGGTTCTCCACCTCTGGCGAGTTCACGGTACATGGTAGCCGAGTGGACACCGATTGCCATCGCCATCTCATCTACTGTTTTGCCCTGTGCGTTCAGTGCTTCGATTTTTTTTCTGTCCTCGAATCCGATGCGCTTGTACGCTTTTCTCGGTCGCTTATTGGTTGCCATTGCTCTCCACCTCCTCTGTTTTTTAGGCAAAAAAATAAATGCGCCAGAGTGATTATTCACTCTAACGCATTTATCAATTTCTTATAAAAATTAAAAATGCGAAGTGAGTTATATCACTCATTTCGCATTTATCTTATTACTTCACGATAATGTACATCCTTCGCATCTAAAATAAATTATAACAGAACCCTACGGAGGGCATATTCTTGAAATTCATGGTTTCCATTCTGCTCGGTCTCAATCTCCTTGTGCAGGGCACGGTACTTCCTGCATCTTCCTGTTTCATTCCGAATGTAACCATCCCCCTGTCTCCTGCTGCCCAGACAGATACTGCACCTGCTGCAGACTTAAATATCTCCGCACCAAGCGCCATTTTGATGGAGGCTTTCACCGGTGCAGTCGTCTACGAAAAAAATTCCCACGAGGCAAGGCATCCGGCAAGTGTCACCAAGATTATGACGCTGCTTCTGATTTTTGATGCACTCTCATCCAAACAGATTTCCTTAGATGACACGGTGACCGTCTCCGAATATGCAGCAAGCATGGGCGGTTCTCAGGTGTTTTTAGAACCGGGTGAAACCCAGACAGTCGAAACGATGATCAAATGTATCAGTGTTGCGAGCGCCAATGACGCCTGTGTTGCCATGGCAGAACATGTTGCCGGTTCCGAATCAGAATTTGTCCGCATGATGAACGAACGCGCAAAAGGACTCGGTATGAATGACACCAATTTCGTCAACTGCTGTGGTTTAGATGCCGACGGACATATGACCAGCGCCAATGACATTGCACTGATGTCGCGCGAACTGATCACAAAATACCCGAAAATCCATGATTACTGC